TGGAAATTTCCCCCTGTAACACCTCTATTTATATGAACCTTTAACTATTTCAAGAACAGTTCCCGTTCCAGTTTTCTTCTGTTGGTCAATCCCTTTACTTCTTTGCCCTGGACTTTGTTCCACCTTAAGAACTGATCAGCAACCAGCTTTTTATCTGCTCCCTGGTTAAGTAACCTTAACAAGGTGCTGGAACCAAAAGCACCAGTTCCAATATTGTAAGCTAAAGAAGTCATTGCTGCCATTTGATTTTCAGTGATAGGAACCTTAATTAATCCTTTTATTTTCTTTTCACGTTCAGCAACATCCATTTTTAACCACCTTTCAGCAGTTGCCAAGTCAATCTTATCACCTGGTTTAATTGCCTGTCCTGTATCCTTGTTGATGGTTGCACCAAAACCAATGGTCCAAATCCCGCCCGTATCAGGATATGAAGTCAATTCAAGACCTTCAAACTTTTTAATTAAATTTAATGCACTCACTTTTTTTCCGATTAATAAGATCAGCAGAACGGCTAAACCAATATAAATTTTTTTTTTACTGGACATCAGAATCCTTTGCAAGTAAACCAGTGATGGCAGTTGCAATACCAGCAATTATGTTGATCCAGTTGTTGTGTTGGATGCCATCCAGGATCAGGGAACCACCAGCAATAGATCCAAAAAATGAAGTCTTAATGTTTTTCAATATTCTTTTCATATTACTTTTTTTTCAGTTGTTTAATTCCTACCAGGATGGATATTGCACAGGATATTGTACTTGCCCCCAAAAAAACAATATTTGCCAATTCAGATATGTTTTGCACTCCTAATAAGGAAAACAAAATTGTGCTAAATGTAGCAATATGTGTCGGATCAGTTTGTGTCTGCATCTTTAGCTGGTTCATCTTTAAATTTTTCAGCTATTGTGTTAAATGCCTGAATTGCTGTAAAGGATTCATCAATCTTTGAAAATACCCCTTTGCTGGTAGCAAGATCCAAAATAGCTTTAATGATTTCAAGTGCTTGTTTTTCGTTCATTTGTCTTTTTTTTATTATTAACGATTAGATCAAAGTTAACCCAAGTTGATCACAAATCCACTCATAAGCTGCCAAATTAATGTCAGCAGTTGCATCCCACACAGAATAATCTGGTTCATTTATCGTCAAATTTCCGCTGGAAATTTGTACCCCTTCAGTTTCAGAAGTAAATATTGCCCAAGTAAATATGGCAAAATCTTTCAAATTATCTTCACGTATTATAGCATTAATCCAAGATCCAGTTTGTACTGATCCATCCACCCAAATTTGCACTGGTTCAATTTGTTTCATATATTATTTTTATATAATTGTAAAAGTTTTTGTTACTCCACCTATACGCATAAATAAGTTAGTGCCATCAAACCAAATATCTCCGTTTGTTGGTGTTGTTGGTGCAGTTCCACTTGGAACCCTTAATGTAGCACTTGCCGTTGTTGATGGTGCTAAAATTGATATACCTGTAATAATTTCTATTGCTCTCCAATCAGCTGCACTTGTTAATGTTGGACTGATGTATAATCCTCTTGAAATACCACTTGCACCACCTGTTTGATTAATTGTAGGTCTTATCAATAAATTAGCAAAACCAGCACTTCCAGATGTTGGAACAAAACTACCAGTAACCAAAACAGGTACATTATTTGCAGTGGCAGAGGTTAAAGCATAGTTTTGATTTCCTAATATAACAGATCCACGTGTTTGTGTTAAAGAAGTATTTCCTACACCTGAACCACCATTTATGTTTAACATTGCATCAGATACATTAACATCAATGTACCTTGTTTGAATTGATGCAGCACCACTATTTAAAATATTAAAATAATTGGTACCAACTAAAGTTCCATCACCAAATTCAACACCAATATATGCACCTGACTGATATACATTGTACAACCTCATTAATTGCGTTCCAGCACTATTTTGTACTAATAAAGCATTAGTTGCAGTTGTATTTCCGCTACCTTTTATATAAGCATCTCCAGTAACTTGTAGCTTTTGTGTTAAATTTGTTGTAGAACCAATTAAAACATTAGCAGCAAAATAATTAGTATCACTTGCTCCAGCTTGATAAATTCCCCAACGATTAGTAAAAGTAAAACCAGCACCATAGTCATCAAGTGGGTTAATTAAAAAACTATAAGCATTGGTTATTGTCAAAGTACTGGTTGATCCTGATTCCCTGAAGAATCCTAAATTTTGACTGATTGCTGCATGAGTTATTCTTCCATTATGACTACCGGTAAATTGAATTTGGTTCTGCACCCCTGTCATTGCCCTAATTCCCGGTGCAGTGGATTGTGTCATTGTGATGGTATGACCACCAGAACTAAAATCAATTTTATTGACGTTGACCATTGCACTTGCCAAATTAGCCTGTGCAAAAGTTGCGTCACCTGAAAATATTTGTGCATTTATAGCACCATTGGCAGAATAAACATTGCCAATATTGCTGGAAGAAAAACCAGCAGCAAAAGTTAAAGTATTGGATCCTAAAACGGCAAAACTTGATGCACTTGTTGAAGGAATTAAAGATGAAAAGAAAGTAGTTTGTGGATTAAATACCAACTGAAATCCACCTGATGAAATTGTCCTTGTTCCAGTCAAAGTACCATCACCTGTATAAATTGTGGCACCACCACCAGCACTTGAAATCTGATCCCAAGCAGTTCCTGTATCTCTAAAAATGCCATAAGGACTATCAATAGCAATAAAAATTCTACCAACAATACCAGCAGCTGGTCTGTTTGCAGTCAGATCAGAATTGAACATTGGAGTCCCTTTCTGATTAAGAATTGAGAGATCCAATACTATCATTATATGTAAAGTTTACGGATTACGATTAATTGATTTCCTGTATTAATTGGAGTGGCAAAAGCAAGTTGGTACTGTGTAGTATCAATTTCACCTCTGTTTCCTGATATTCTCAAAGATTGGTTAGGCTGCAAAGGAACATCAGCAATCACCAGGGCAGTAGTACCATTGTTGATGAAAGTAATTTCATTGCAATCTGATCCGATATTGGCAGTTGTATAAAATACTTTTGTTTCAACATAATACTTTTGAAAAGCCTGTCCAGTAGACTTTGAAACAGTATTTTCCTGTTCATACCTGGCACGTTCAGACCTTTGTTTATTATATGCCAATTTCAACTGATCAGCTGAAATTTCATCCTGAATATTGATTTTTAAATGTTGCGGCTTCATTGTTTTTTAATTTAGCACATATCAGGAAATTGACCAACACCACGAAGGATTGACCTTTTTGTTAATGCTTCAGCAACTTTTTTAGCTGCTTTTTTTTGTTTAGCAGTAGCAACTGCCTTTTTTACCACTGGAGCAACTTTTTTCACTGCCTTGCTTACTTTTTGAAGCAAGGATGGTTTATTAAATTGTTCTTCAGTAATCTTTTCAGGTGCCGGAACTTCCAGCTTATAAGTTGCAGTCTTTTTTTTCATTGATAGCAACAAAATTGCACCACCAGCTAACAGGATGTACATTAACCCTTTATTTTTCATTTTCTACTTTTTATGTATGTCGCTACCAAATAAGCACCTACCCCATATATCAGGATCCATTTTCCATATTTTTCAATATAGAACGGCACTGATCCCTTTTCCTGTTTTTCTACCTTTTCAACTTCCTTTTTTTGCTGCTCAACTGCCTGTTTGACATCCCCTGAAAACTTGAAGCTATCAGCAGTGTGTAAAACGAAATAAGGCTTATTGTTGAAGTCAATAAATTGCCAATATACTTTACCACCTCTTTGAATATAGGAGTAAACTTGCCCCACCGGTGACCCTTTAACAATGGTTCCAATTTTCACCAGGGATGAATTTAACCTGATTAAATCCTTTTTGGCAAATAGTGTTTTTCCAATAATCTTATCAGCAGTAATTTCCGGCATATCTTATTTTCTTAACATTTTCAAAAGAAAGTTGAATTGGAATTTATCAGTTTCTGCCATCTCACAAAGTAATTCAAGATCACTTGCCAACTGGTCATCAACTGCTTTCAGCCTTTCAACTGCGTTATAAATGCGTTCTTCGTTGTCAATTTCGGTTTCATTTGCCATTGTTTCCGTTTGTTGTATTCCAGCAACGTGTGTCACCTTTTGACCAGGTGCAAATAGGCTGGAAAGTTGTGAAAGTATCATTGTCTGTACTTGTGGTGATTTGATTAAACCGGATAAAAAGTTTTCTTCCGGTTCATCATCATCTTCTTCCTGGTCATCAATTTCCTGTTGCATCTTCAAAGCTGCTATTTCAGACCTCAAAGCATTAATTTCTGTCATCAAATTAGGTTGACCAGGATAACCCATTTGATTCATTGGTTGATAGGAAATAGGATTAAATGAAGTAGGGCGAAAATGAGTTACCACCATACCAGTATCCTTTTTTTCAAAGTATCCTGATTTTGGCATTTTTGGATGAATCCTTAAGGTTAAAGTTGCTTCAACCCCTTGTTGTTCAGCCATCCTTAAATTGTTTTCCAAGTGATCCCTTGCTTCATTTTCATCATTACCACTATAATAAAAAAGTATGTCACCCCTGGAATCATTAACTGACCATAAAGTTGTTTTTGCGTTTTGGTCATACCATTGCATTACCGCATCAGTTCCAGTTAAAAAAGCCTTATTAGGATTCGCCATACAATTAAATTAAAGGTGAGGGAAAGTGAATTTTTTAGGCATAGTAAACACCGAAACAAACACTAAAATTAGATCCACTTATGGAACTGTATGCAGTAGGAGTTTGAATGTAAGATTTTGCCCATATAATTTGCTGACCAGCAAATGGAGTAATATCAAAACTGAAAGCAGCAGTGGCAGAATTAGATACTACCCTATTAAGTTCCAGTACAGGGATCCTGTTAACTGATTCCTTGTCATTGTAGTAAAGTACCAGGTAAGACTGCTTAAGATTTGCAGTAGAAAGCAAAGCATTTCCACTCAAAACACTATTGGTGATAGTATCAGTAGTATAACAAACCAGGTTTAGCAAAGATACAAAGCGAAGTTGAGGCTGATCAGGGAAGTAGAAACGGGTTCCAGTTGATGATTGTGGAACAACTACCTCTATAAATTCGTAGTTCTGAACTTTGTTCATTTTTTGTTTTTTTTAGAACGAAAAAAATAGGGGTTCTGGATTTACTGTGGCATCCCCCTTTCCAATACAGGAATTTGATCCGATTAGCGGACAGGCGTCACGTTCTGAGCCAAAATTCCACGCATAATGACCACAATTCTTGGGGCAGTTGATGCCTGGAGAGTAGAAATTGCACCTGGAAGCTCCAAGCTGATTACGTTGTTCTTTGAACCAACCAATACAATGTTTGGTTCTACTGGATAATAACCATATTCTGTTGCGTCGTTTTCATCAATACCGCCATTTGTTGCAGAACTTGATGAACCTTGCTGAAACATTGGTACGTACAAATGTCTGTAAAGATCCCAAGCTGGAACAATTTGACGATTATTTACAGTAACTGACAACTTACCGTTGTATAAATTATACAAAGCAGTAGCGGCACCAGCAGTTGAAAAAGTTACTGCATTAGGATAAGTAAACAAAGGAAATGCAGTAGTAGTAGATGCAGCTGGGGCAGAAACGAAGACCCCTATACTCGCTACCACGAAGGCATCCTGAAGTTGTAAAAGCTGATTCGTGGGGAAATTTGTATTTGCACCAGTTGAGTTGGTAAGGATGGGGATCTGATAAGAAGTAGTAGAAGTTGACATTGCTACTTCAGAACGAATATAAGACTGGGACAATACTGCTTGACCAGCAGAAAAACCAGCATTGTTGACGAGATTTTTGGCATTGTCAAAAACAAGCCTTGCACCGTGTTGTGTTGCCATTTTATTTAATTTTTACTTTGTTTAGATTAATAAGAATATTCTTCATCCATTCCAGCAATAACTGAAAGATTGTCTTCACCGTAACCAGCAATTACAGAAAGATCATCACCAGCCATAACAGATACAGGGATTTCCATTGCATTATCAATAGCACCCAATACACCAGTTGACTGAAGCAGTCCAAGACCACCAGCAGCTACCATACCATCACCGATTGCTTTACCGAAAGATCCTTTCAGGAATTTAGGGAAAAATGCACCGATTGCAATTACACCAGCACTTTTTAATTTAGGATCCAGGTTAGGAAGAA